CTATCGCGTGAGGAAATGGCGATTATCGCACGTGAGGCGGTAGACTTATTGAAGTACAAGCTTGAGGGGCCACTAGGCATCGGGCCTGACGGCGTGGAGGACGTGAGCATGTACGTCGAGCGGGGTGAGGGGGAATGAGCCTGTTCATTCACGGCTTCGTGTGGGGGTGGGGAGCCTGCACGCTCTTCTTCACGGCGATCTTCGCCTTCAAGCCTCACTGGATCATGGGGCGGCGGGGTGAGGGGGAATGAGCGCGTTTGAAATCATCAGCAAGGATGAGTTTGAAAAAGGTTCAGGCTCCGGTGGCGCAAAGCTTCCTACCGATACCGCATCCTCGGAGGGAGTGGACACACGTGTGTCCTTCCCGGAGCCTGAGCAACTTTCACTTGAGACAGAAACGTGGTGGTGCGGGTTCTGTAAGGGATACTACATTCGTGAATACCACTTCGGAGAGGAAGTGTCATGAGTCAGGTCGGTAAGCCAATCAAGGTCACTACGGTGACTCCGAAAGAGGAACCAGTCCCGAAGGTTCCCACTCCCACGCCGGTTCCCGAGCGTGAGCCTGTTCCTGCATAATCATGCCTAAGTCAATCGGAAATCCTTATGATGCTGAACTTAGGCGACTACTCGATCTTGTTAAGCGGGGGAAAGCTACTGTACCTACTGTCTCCACTGCGACTTCTATGGTAGGAGACTTAATATGGGACTTCGAGATTGTTGAACACCCTACGAAGGGTACCGGGGTAAATGTTCAGTATCTAGAGGATGCAATAGTGGCTGTACTGAAGGGTTCGGCAGTCGTTACTGGTATCCAGTCATGGGTAGATTTCCCCGTAACTCCACACGGATTTCCGTCAATCGGGCCAGGCATTCAAAAGCACACGGTCGAGATTACTGTCCTGTCTCAGCATAGGGTAAATCAGGGGCAGCAGGGACAGTTGCAGGCGTGGCCTAATTTTACGCAATTCCTATCGTCCATGCAGGCAATGTCTAAGACGCTAGCATCCAATCCTGAATATGGCTTGGTTCCAAAAGAGCCGAAGGATATCGGTGCTGGCGTCGAACCATACACGGGCTATCGTGATTTTGACTTTGACTCGGATACTCGCTTGCTGAAGTCTCGCAATGGTACGTTTTGGGATGAGCGTGAGAAGCTGACTGCACTGTGTAACAACAATCCGTTTTCATCCCATGATGCCCCGGATCTACAGTGCCACTGCGGTATCTATGCATTCAAGAGTCCGAAGCACAGTGAACTTCAGTATTCCAGCAAGAATATCTGGGGTGAAATCTACATGTGGGGTAAGGTGTACATCTGTGAGTCTGGATACCGTGCAGAGTATGCCTATCCCAAGACTATCTTCATCCGTGACTTCGGAACCAAAGTGATTCGCCGTCTGCGTGACGAGCTAGAGGAACGCTACGGCGTGCCTGTGTTCCTGGTTATCGAGCGTGAAGGGAAGTTCGCAGAAGATATCATCGCTGATCAGCTTGAGGCTTTCATGATTGGTTCCACCACAAAGACGGAGGGGGGTGAATAACATAACGACGGTAGCCCAACTGCGGGAAACGCTAGGGGCTAAACCTCCCGCCGAATCAATCACGTGGCTCAATGCCATGTTCTATGGTGAGCCAGGTGTAGGCAAGACTCATTTGCTAGGCACTGCGGCCGATGAGAAAACTACGTCACCGTTGCTAGTCATCGATATCGATGGCGGTATCGCTACGCTCCGTAATCGAAAGAACGTTGACGTTGTACAGGTCAGATCGTTTGACCAACTGATCTACGTGTACCGTGATCTGTTCAATGCGATCCCCTCCAACGGTTCCAAGTTTCCATACGGTACTATCGGGATCGATACCCTGTCAGAGTTGCAGTTACTGGATCTGGCAGAGGTTATGCGGGGATTCGCAAGGATCAATGATAAGCTGGACGAGGACATTCCCGACCAGCGTGGGTATGGTAAGTCGGGTACGCATATGCGTAAGATCGTACGTGCGTTCCGCGACCTACCTTGCAATGTAATCTTCAACTGTCATGCTGCATCGGATCGTGATAACAACATGCGTATGATTCATTTTCCGAAGCTGGTCGGGAAGTTGAAGATTGACATTCCGGGATTCCTTGATATTGTCGGACTCTACAGAGCGGAGGCAGATGGCGACGGCGTGAACAGGATCATGCAGTTCCAAAAGACTGAGACTGCAATCGCTAAGGATCGCACAGGCGCGTTCGATGCGCTTGAGTACAATCCAACCATCCCCGGCTTGTGGGAGAAACTCAAGTTGAAGGAGACTGAATAATGGGCTTTGATGGATCACTCGACCTTACTGGTTCCGACCCGACTGCTGTAGGTTTTCCCGCAATCCCGTCGGGACTGTATGAGTGTCACGTCGCAAAGGCAGAGTGGAGGACTACCGAGAACATCGATGGTTCCAAGAAACTGCCGCATGATACTCCGTACCTCTCGCTTGGCATTCAGGTCAATGACGACGAGGACGAGCGCAACGGCCAGAGGGTCGCAGGTGTGTATGCAGGATGGGTCAATCTGTTTGTCCCGCCTGCGGACTACGATGCAACCAAGGCACAGCGCATGAAGAACGCAATGGCGAACTTCCTTGAGGCAATCGGTGAGGACTGGCGCAAGAAGGGTTACAAGATGCCCGACGCGGATTCACTCGTCGGCATGCCGCTCACCGCTGTGGTTCGCAAGAAGTTCGACAAGTACAGCGAGAAGGACGTAAACGAAATCGAGGGGTTTAAGGTCGCTGGCATGGCGGCTAACCAGCCCGTCGCTGGCGGACTCGTCTAACTCAAGACAGTGGAGAGGGAGGCTGCGAACCTGCGGCCTCCCTTGCTGTCTCTGCACTCATGAGCGTTACAGAAGATCAGGCTACTCAGCTTGCCTTCTTTGACTACCTCTTTTCCAAGGATCAGGGGTATGTTGTCATTGCTACGACCAGACCACCAGCAAGACGTGACACGTTCAAAGAACAATACTTTGAGTGGCCTGCTCAGAAACAGGAGCTACTGGACTTTGTAGATAAGGTTGCGCCGTCGTACAATGTCTACTTCTGTGTTAACGTGTTCTCTGTGCCTAAGAGACTGCGCGAGAATGTCATTCCACAGAACCTTGTATGGGCCGACCTGGATGCGTGCCGACCAGACCAAGTAGACATACCGCCACAGTGTGTGATCGAATCGTCGCCGCACCGCTATCAGGCTATATGGCGGTTGGATCAAAAGATCGATCCGCTCATGGCAGAGAACTACGGAAAGCGGCTTGCATACCACCATGCCGATCTAGGTGTCGATAAATCAGGATGGGATGCGACTCAGTTGCTCCGTGTCCCTGGAACGTACAACTTCAAGTATCAAATGGATGAGGCTCCCGAAGTGGGCCTCGTTTCTATGTTGGAGGATCTACTTCCGATTGACGTGTTTGAGGCACTGCCGCAACCGTCAAGCGATGAGGTCGAGATTCCCGACCTGGCTATCCCCGAGCTAGGGCAACTCCCTTCCCCCGAGCAGATCATCTACCGATACAAGGATGCACTGAGTCAGACTGCATTCGCAAGGTACTACTCGGAGGAACCGAACAAGGATTGGTCTAAGTCTCTGTGGCGATTGATTAACACCTGTATCGACGTGGGCATGTCGGCAGAGGAAACGTTTGTCATCGCCAAGAACTCAAAGTGCAACAAGTATGACCGTGACGGTAGACCTGACTCCCACCTGTGGCGCGACGTTCTCAAGGGTGAGCGTCAGTACAAGGATATCGCTACCGTACTAGAGGACAACCGTGTTCTACGCATGCCTGCACTGTTGTCTACCGATGAGGAAGATGGACTGACAGGCACAGTGATAGATGACTATCTTGATTGGGCTACCGCTGCCACCGACGCTGTGCCGATCTTCCATGAGATTGCATGCACGATCCTACTGTCAGCACTAATGTCAACCACGCTGCGCCTGCCGACTTCCAATGCCAGGGTGGTACCAAACTTGTGGGCGCTGATATTGGGTGACTCTACGCTGACACGTAAGACAACCGCTAGCGATATGGCGATGGACTTCCTCATGGACATTGATAAGAACATGATCCTATCGGGAGATACCTCGCCTGAAGGACTCATGCATAACCTCTCGCTCCGTCCGAAGATGGTTTCTATCTTCTACAGGGATGAGATAACGGGGTTCTTCGATGCCATCGCACACAAAGAGTACCTGCGGTCGCTTCCTGAAATCATGACGAAGATGTACGATGTACCGAAGTACCTACCTCGCACGCTCAGGAAGGAAACGTTTGTAGTATCGGAACCTATCTTCATCTTCTTTGGTGGTGGAGTGCCCGACAAGATGTATTCGCTGGTTGAGGAAGAATTCTTCACTAGTGGATTCATGCCACGGTTCCTACTTGTGGAAGGTAAGGGTAGTATCGATAACGTTCGACCTACCGGCCCACCTGAGGAAATGGGAGTGGGCAAGAGAATCCAGTTGCTGCAAACCTTCCAATCTCTGCATACCATGTACACAGCAGAGCAAGTAGTTGTCACCCTGCCGGATGGTCAGAAGATGCAGACCACGCCGGATATCGAGGTTATGTTTCCTGGCGCTGTGTGGTCACGTGCGGCTGAGATTGAGCGCAAGCTACTGAAGGCCGCTCACGACTCGCCCGAGTCAGGGAAGGCACTGCCTACGTTCTCACGTATGTACGTTTCTATGCTGAAGATGACCATGTTGTTTGCGGCGGCAAGGCAGGAGCCTACGGACTACAAGGTTATCGCTAACATGAACGACCTTCTCAATGCCGCGTGGTACATTCAGCGATGGGGGAA